GTAAAACCAGGTGATGTTCTAGTTCAAGTTGGAGATACTTTCGATAATAGACAGAGTATCAATATTAAAGTCTTAAATTATGCAGTAAATCTTTTTGAAAGACTTGGTCAAATCTTGCCAGTTCATATTATTTGTGGAAACCATGATATTTGGGCTAAAAAAGATAATGAGATTACTTCAATTGATAGTCTTAAATGGATTCCAAATGTACAGATCTATAAAGAGCCTGAACTAATGACATGGAATGGTCGTAAAGTACTTATGATGCCATGGAGAAAGGATAGTGCACATGAGACTGAAACTCTTGCAGAATACCCAACAGCTGAGATTGTATTTTGCCACTCTGAAGTTAAAGGTATCTACTTAAATTCTAAAGTTAAGAATGAACATGGTACGGATAGTAATGTTTATGACAGATATACTAGAGTCTATTCAGGTCATATTCATTTTAGACAGGAGAGAGGTAAATTGTTAATGGTTGGTGTGCCTTACCAATTAACGAGATCTGATGCTAATAATGCAAAGGGATTTGATTTGGTTGATTTAGACGACATGTCAGAGACCTTCTTTGAAAACCATATATCACCTAGGTTTTTAAAATACAACACAACACAGCTCTTAGATATAACCTTAGGTTCATTTAAAAAACAGATTGAGAATAACTTTGTAGACCTTTATGTTCCAAGTCAAATTGCAACCACAAATGCATTGTCAAAATTAGTTAATAAGATTCAGTATATTAGTCGTAAACTAGAACCAATCATATATCAAGAGGAGAACTATATTGATAAGGACTTTCACGACATAGATGAAATTGAGGAGATGTATAAAAATTACAATATCCTTAATCTTTGTAATATGTATGTTGATGGAATTGGCAGTGATGATGAAATGAAACAAAAGGTAAAAGCTAAGCTACAACAATTGTACACTTTATGTGCATATAACTATGATACTGACAGATGAGAATAGACTATATTGAATTTAAAAACTTTGCTTCATATGGAAATAAAGCACAAAGATTAGACTTTGAACAGGACAAATCTGAATTATTTCTAACATTAGGTAAGAATGGCGATGGTAAAACTACTATCGCCAATGCTATTATATATGCACTATATGGTAAAGTAGAAGGTGTTAAACTTTCTGATCTTCCAAATAGAATCAATAAAGAGCTTCTAGTTAAGATCGGTATTCAATGTGGTAATATGAAAATTGATATCGAGCGAGGTCTAATGCCGAATAAGTTTTCGGTTATGATTAATGGTGTTGAATTTGATAAGGCTGGTAAAAAATCAGTACAAGACTATTTAGAAGAGGAAGTGTACGGGATTCCATATCACGTATTTAAGAATATTATTATCCTCTCTATTAATGACTTCAAGTCTTTCTTGACCATGAACAATAGTGATAAGCGCCAGATTATTGATAGAATGTTTGGCTTCTCTATTCTTAATGATATGCAAAGGCAAATCAAAGATGAGCGTAAGCAAGTAAAGATGGACATTGATAGTTACGAGTCTGAATTAAGTCAGATTCTAGAATCTATTAAATCAGTAAGAGGTAAATTAAATCTGCTCCTAGAGGAATCGACCGAGCAGAATAAATCTAAGATTTCTGAACTAAAAGAGAGTCTTACTAAGCTAAATGAAACTGCTAAAGAACTTGCAGTTAACAAGACTAAAATTGAAACCGAACTTGGTATTAAAAGAACTGAATATGAAGATGTTCGCCAAAATGCTTCAAGTCTTAAACATGAAATTGATGACCTTAAAAAGAAATTAGCTCTATATGAAGCAGGTCAGTGTCCAACATGTGAAACTCACCTAGATACTGAATGGCACTTAGAACAAAAAGATGGTTTTATTAAAGCCATTGAAGCTGAGACTGCTAAAATTAAAGATCTTAAAACGGAAATGGATTCTATTACAGAATCTGCAACCTCATTAAAAGGTGATAAGAGTCTACTAGAAGCTGAGGTTACTGATGTTAAGTATAAGATGCAGACATTTAAGAGTGAACTTTTAAAACTAAAAGGAACTTCTGGTAATGATAAGTTTGAACACCTTAAGAATTTAATAGAAGAGTTTGAGACTAAAGAGGCTCAAAAATCCAATGAGAAAGATAATCTAAATGCTGATTATAATTTCATGGAAATAGTAGAACAGGTTCTTGGTGAGGATGGTGTTAAAAACCTAGCAGTTAAAACTATTCTGCCAGGTCTAAATACTAACATTGCAGCCATGAGCTCAACAATGCACTTACCGTTCCATATTAGATTTAATGAGAAGTTTGACTGTATTATTAACCATTTAGGTGAAGATATTAATCCATTAACACTTTCAACTGGAGAGCGTAAGAAAGCAGATTTTATTATTATCATTGCAATTATAAAAATACTTAAGTTAAGATTCCCACAGTTAAACTTATTATTCTTAGATGAGCTACTAAGTTCAGTTGACCATGACGGAGTCTATAATATTCTAAAGATCTTAAACCAGGTCATTAAAGAAAATAAGATAAATACATTTGTTATCAATCATACTGTGCTACCACATGAGATTTTTGATAAGAAGATACAGATCTATCGTGAGAATGGTTTCTCTAAATTCAGTATTGAAAATATAGAGTAATATATTCTTTGATATATAAAGAAAACAAATATACACTTTAATGAAATTTTTTAATTTTAATCAATTTGTAAATGAGGCAAAAAACGTACAGTCGGTAGGCCCTTACAATCCAAAATTAGATAAAGCTGCAGATATTATTGCTGCTTTTATAAACAAGAAAACAGGTAATAGATATCATAAATACCCATTTATAGTAATTAGCAAGGTTGATGGTGTTACATCACCAGGTGTTGCATTCTATTCAGCAGCAGATGATTCAATGTTTAGAGTTGTTGGACCTACTAATAATTCACCAGGTGTTATTGGCTCATTAGAGTATTCATCAGATCACGCTAGTGGAAATGTAGATTTCAGTTTAAGCTCTGATAAATTTCCAATCATAAAACTATTACATGAGTTTGCTCTATTAATAAAAGACTCATCTTATGTGGATGCTGTTTCTGAAGCAATGGAAGTGATTGAAGAAAAATCAAACTTTAAGTTTACTAGCAAGCAGATTAAAGAAGTTGAAGGTCATTTAGCTGCTGGAACTCCAGCTACTAAAATAGCCGAGATGATGGGAGTTCCATACAGATCTCTAATTAAACTTAAAAGAAATTTAAAATCTATAGAAGTAAAACCAGCAGTTGAATCTGCAAATGAGAATACTCTATCAGATAATGTAAAGTTCTTAGAAGAGACTATGGAAGATATTTACCAAATATCTAGAAGAGTTGCAGCTGGTGCTTTTAACTCTCTATTTATTTCAGGTAGAGCTGGTACTGGTAAAACTTATAATGTTGAGAAAGCATTAAAAGATGAAGGTCTAGTAGATGATGAAGATTACGTAATGGTAGCTGGTGCTGCATCGGTTATTATGATGTATAAAAAATTCTATCAATATAGAACTAAGACTCTTGTTTTTGATGACTGTGATGCAGTATTTAGAGATGAGAATGGTAGAAACCTTTTAAAGGCAGCCCTAGATACTAAAGCTATTAGAAAAATATCTTACTTAAAGAAAACCTCTGCAGTTTTTGATCCTAAAGATTTTGAAAACGATCCAGAAGGAGAATTTAATGCAATTGAGGCAGGTCTAGTACCTAACTCATTTGAATTTGCAGGTAGAGTTATCTTTATATCTAACTTGCCAAAAGATAAAGCAGATCCAGACGGGGCAATCAGATCAAGATCAATCTTAATTGATGTTAATCCTGATGATGCAACTCTAATGGAAAGAATGAAAAAGCTACTACCACACTTAGAACCGGTAAGTATGCCTCTTAAAGAAAAAGAAGAAATATATGAATTCATGCAAAGTGCAAAAGATATCTCAATGAGAACTTTTGTTAAAGCTGCTGGATTTAAAATGGCAGGTCTTCCAAACTGGAAGAGAATGGCAGAAAGATACTTATAATAAATGGCATCGTATAACCTTAAATTTAACAAAGACGACAGCGTTGTAAGACATGTAATTGTTGGCCTTCTTGCAGATCTAAATTCAAAACTAAGCTTTTGGAGACAGATTAGCCAAGACGAGAGGGTTATCGTAGATGTGCCTTTTTATTATGCAGTTTCTGGAGATGAGAATTTCCTAAGAGATGCTTTTTTATTCAACACTTTAAATGGTGTTAATTGTGACCCTGATCCTACGGCTGCTGATGGTAATTACGATAAGGTTCCAAGAGGTATTGTTAATTTAACAAGTATTGCAGTTGACCCTTCTAAATTGGTTAACAAAAGAAACCTAGGTCAATATAATATGCTAACTCAAACTGGAGAATTCAAAAGCTTTGTGGCTGAATTTGAGATGATTCCAGTTGTAATTGGTGTTGATATTGAAATTGTATTATCAAGCCAATTAGACATGTTTAAGGTTACTGAAGCTATTATTAAGAAAATGTATAAGGCTAATTTCTACCATGTAGATGCTGGGCATTTAGATGAAGGTACTTATAGAATTAGTTCTGAATATATGATGCCAGATGACTTTGGACAAGAACGCCCAATTGAATATGGATTTGATGATAAGTCAAATCATAAGGTTACCTTTAGTTTAGAGATTAACTCATTCATACCAAGCTTTGATTTTGAAGAGGACCTCTATACCAAGTTTACCAGAAAGGATTATTCCAATGGAGCTATATTTGGCAACTATGGAGATCCAAATGGTTATATTACATGTTCAGTTGCTGGTACATTATATTATGATGAATCTGGTAGTGTTTGGGAATGTAACGGTGAAGGTCTTTGGATTAAAACACAAGAAGGTTACACTCCTACGGATCTAGATTTAGTTGAACCATTTGAACAGAATACTACTCTTATTAAGACAACTAGAAGAAGGCCAGCAGATAATAGAATGTTTACTATTGGTAATTCATTGGATGAGGAACCAACTAATACTGAACAAGAAAAACCGTTATTAGGTGATAATTACAAGGTGATTGGTAGAGACCTTCCATTTAAGGAATAATAATAAAGATATATATAAAAATAAAAATCTTAACAAAGATGACAAAATTAAATAAAAGTACAATCTCTCCGGTAATGGAACATGGCCATGGTTATGTCTTCCATGCATCTGGCCAAAATTTTAAAATGACTGGAAATGTTGTTGAAATGTTTAACGCACCAAGTGCTGAATTTAACAGCCTAGTTACAGCTACTAAACTTTTTACAATAAATGAGTCTGGTATTGAATTCTACTACGACTGGAATGCAAAAAGTAAAGTTTCTAAGTTAGATGAGAAGTCTCTTTCTAATTTTAATAAAATGTTAGAACTAAACGAAAAGCTTAGCTTTTTAAAAGAGTCTAGAAAAGAGTTAAAATTAAATAAAGGAGAATCTGCAATTGAATCTATTGATACTGAAATCTCTTTAGTAGAATCAAATTTAACTGAAATCAAAAGAGGACCTATTGGAATCTATTTTAGATATGATGTTAACGAGAACAAGTTCTATATGAACTCTTCTGAGATTCTAGCTGAATCTTTAACGGAACATGCATTTGCAGGCGGACATATTAAATACGAAGATAAATCTATTTTAAATCTATTTGAATTTGCTGCTAATAACTTTAATAGCTATAAGATTTTAGAATTTGTAACTGAATCAATTGATGGTGATGTTAAAGTACTTGCGATTAGAGCTGATAAAAATATTTATACTTGCAGAATTAATGAAGCTACTAAATTAGTTAAGTTTCAAAGAATGTTAGCAGATGCTGCAGTTGAATTCGTTGTAGAAAATACAGGAGCTGATATTACGTTTATGGTTGAGGATATCCTTGAATCATTTAAAGAGAGAAAGGCTGCTAAAGATGCAAAGATTCAAACTATGCATGAAATGATTGCATTCTTAAAAGATCAAAAGGCTAGACTTGATGAAGCAGATAGAAACATTCCTGAAATCAAAGAAGCAGATCAACTATTAAATTCTGAGATTGCTAGAATCCAAGAAGAGATTGCAACCTTAGAATCAGAATCAATCCTAAATAGAGGAGATGGTTATATTACAGCTACTGTTAAAAGAGAATATGAAAACATACAGCCAGGCACTGAGATAAAGGTAGATGCTGTAGAGTTTACATCAGCTGGAAAGGAAGATCTATTAACAGTATTTGTTAATGATGAACCTTTAAGAATTGAGAAAAACAGAATTGAATTGCCTAGCGGTGAGGCTATCTAAACTAAACTGTTCAAAATAGAAGAAAAACCCACTTGGAAACAAGTGGGTTTTTTTGCATATAATAATAAATAAAAATCTACGTAACGTGGCTAAAAAGAAAAATTACTTAAATAATAAAGATCTTTATAATGAACTTGTAAAATCTAAAGAACAGGATAAGTTAACACCAACTGCAGAGAAAATGTTTATTCTTTTAGCAGAGCGTACAATAAATAAATTAACTTATGTAAGTGAGGATGACAGAAATGACTGCCTTCAATTTGCACTATTAGATTTACTTAAGTACTGGAGAAACTTTAATCCAAAGTACCCTAATGCCTTTGCATACTTTACAGAGATTGCAAAGAGAGGTTATGCTAAGGGTTGGAATAAAATCCACCCAGTAAAATATAAAAACACAATGTCAATGGATCGAGTTAATACCGGTGGGTATGATAACGAAGGTGGCATGTTTAATATCTAAATGTCAATAAAGAATTTAAAACCTAATGGCAACTCTGGATTTATACAAGGTTATTTTACACCAAAGAATCCAGATCGATATATAGGACCAACGCCAATCATATATAGAAGCTCATGGGAGCGCAAGTTCATGATTATGTGTGATACTAAAGATAATGTAGTAAAATGGTCCAGCGAGCCAGTAGAGATTAAATACATCTACTCATATGACAAAAGAGAGCATAAGTACTATCCAGACTTCTATATGAAAACTAAAACCGAAGAGGGCTTTGAGGAGTTCTTAGTAGAAATTAAGCCTTCGGCACAAATTAAAAAGCCTAAGCCACCTACTAAAAAATCTAAAAAAGCATTAGCATCCTATAAATTCTTAGCAGAGCAGTTCATAAAAAATCGTGATAAATATGCATATGCTAAACAATGGGCAGAGAATCGAGGCTGGAGATTTATAGTCTTGACTGAAAAGACATTAAAATAAATGGGTAAAATTAAAGACGACATAAAGACTCTTAGTAAAGATGCAGGCAGCAAATCTAGAGCTGCTACTGCTGCTAGGCAGTGGTATGATAAGGGTGCAAAGTCAGTTAGAGAATCTGCAGTTGCTAAAAGTCGCGAGCAGTTTAAGACCGGTATGATTTACGTCTTTAGGTATGAAAAGCCAAAACATATAGAAACTCTTCCATGGTGGGATAAGAATCCAGTAGTACTAGCACTGGACCCAACTGAAAATGGTAATGACCTAGGAATTAATTTAAACCTATTACCACCAGATATTAAAGAAGATCTATTAGACATGGTCTATGAAAGAATGAGAGCGATGATTAAAGCTCAGACTAAAGGTCCTGCTGCAGATAATGCAATTATACAAAGGGGCGTTAGATTAGAATATAAGGGAGCTAAAAAGTTTTTAAAGCAATACGGATTTGATTTTGCAATAAGACAATATATCCCACAACTTAAATCAAACCAAAAGGTGGTTTCATATGAAAATTGGGCTAGAATAGCACTTTGTGACTTCTTAGAGCTAGAAGGTATTACAATAAGTGAACTTAAAGCACAATTTAGAAACCATTTAAAGAATAAAGATATATAATTAGAACACAATAATAAGATATTATGGCAGGATTCACAGAAAATAGAAACGGACCACTGAGTACCAATAGTAGACCCTTCAGCATTTCAAATGCTCTGAAGACACTTTCTTCGTTTGGTATGCGTTATGATGACCTAGTCCTAAGACAGTCTCAGGCAATTGGGCCAATGGAGGCTGAGATAGGTTATGGTCAAATGAACCCGCTTGGTTTAGATAATGATGATATCTATGGTGCGTTTGCTGCAATGTCAATGACCGATATTAACCTTAAGAAGAACATTCCGTTCTTTGACCAGGCATATAGCGCGAAAAGAGACGACCTTAGAAACTTTGCACAGAACGATGAGATTGAAGATATTTTAGATATACTTTGTGATGAGACAATTGTATATGATGAGAAAAACTTCTTCTGTCAGCCAGAAATTTTAGGACTTGATATTTCAGAACAGGTTGAAAAGGACCTTAACAAATACTTTAGACAAATCTATCACTATTTTGGATTTAACACAGACCAATCAGCTTGGTACTACTATAGAAAATTCTTGGTAGATGGTTATTTGGCATTTGAGATTATTTACTCGCCAGATATGAAAGAGATTATTGGATTTAAGGAATTAGATCCAACAACAATTATTCCAGGTTATAACCACGATGATGGTAAAAAAGTTTGGGTACAATATAAAGACGATCCAGTTAAAGAGAGAAAGCTATATGACTCACAGATCATTTATATCTCTTATTCGTCTATTACAACTGCAAGTAGAGTTTCTTATGTTGAAAGACTAGTTAGGTCATTTAACCTATTAAGAATCATGGAACATACTAGAGTTATCTGGGCTGTGACTAACTCTTCATTTAGAATGAAGTTTATTATTCCAGTTGGTGGTAAATCTAAAACAAGAGCAAGACAATCGCTTTCTCAACTTATGAATTCATATAAAGAAGTTGTTGATTTTGATTGGGATTCTGCATCTTTAACAACTGATGGAAAACCAATGCTACAATTTAGTAAAGAGTACTGGTTACCAAGTAAAGAGGGTGAATCTCCAGAGATTGAAACTCTTGGTGGTGAAGGACCAGAATTAAATGATACTGAAGCACTTAAATACTTCTCGGATAAATTGAAACACGTTTCTAAAATTCCTTACTCAAGATTTATGTATGAAGATGGTGGTGGTGATTTCAATCTTGCTGCTGATGGTATGATTAGAGATGAGATTAAGTTTGGTAAATTTATTAAGCGTTTAAGATCTACATTCCAAGAAATCCTAGTGAAGCCTCTATTTATTCAAATGTGTCTTAAATACCCAGAATTTACTGAAGATGCACAGTTTAGAACTCAAGTAGCTCTTAGATTTAATGAAGAGAATGTCTTTGCTGAATTAAAGACCATGGAAATCATGGAGAAGAGATTAGAATTCATTGGTAGTATGAGAGACTCTCTAATGACAACAAACCAAGAGACTATGGAGGAAGAATACTACTTCGATCAGGAATACTTAGTTAAGAAATATCTTAAGCTTTCTGATGATGAGATTAGAGCTAATGAGGCTGCTAAAGCTAAACAGAAAAAAATAGATGCTGAAGCTCCAGAACCGGAAGATGATGGAATGGGATTCTAAAAGACTAGCTAAATAAAAAGAAATATATAAAACATGAAGATTATTAAAACATTTGAAGAGTTTGTCTCTTTAAGCCTTAAAGAAGGAGCACTAAAGGCAGGTGAAGAATCAGATCTATACTTTGATGATATGACGCTAGATTCTGGTGAGACTATTAAGTCTGCTGAAATCTTAGGAGCCGTTACTGCAACGCCAACAGAGAAAGAATTTAAGCAATACTTTTATGATAACTACGGTGAAGGAGCGTTTGCAGAAGGTGAGATTGACCAACTTGTAAAGTTATATAATGACTATCAAGCTGAGCAAGCCGAAGCAGAAAAAGAAGAAGAAAAAGATGCTGAAGGCGAGGGAGAAGAAGACGATCCGCTAGCAGGTTTATAATCCATTGAATTTTACAAAATAAATAATGATATATATTAAAAATATAATAAACACCAAATATGGAAAATAAACACAACTTGTTGATTGTTGAGAAGTCTACTTCTGCATTAACTGCTGTAGCTTCTGAAAACAAAGACTATGTTTTAGAGGGTGTTTTTGGTCAAATCGATCAAAAAAACAGAAACAATAGAATCTATACTGAGTCAGAATATGTACCTCAGATTGAGGCTCTTCAGGCTAAAATTAAGTCATCTAAACTTTTAGGGGAACTAGACCACCCAACACAATTTGATACTTCTCTTAAAAATGTATCACACGTTATAGAAGAATTATTCTATGATAAAGACACTAAAGAGGTAAGAGGTAAAATCAGATTATTAGATACTGATGCTGGAAGACAGGCTAAAGCTCTTGTAGATGCTGGAGTACCTTTACAGATTTCAAGTAGAGCAGCTGGAGCTGTTGAATCTAACGGTCAAGTTAAAATTAAGCAACTATTTACTTATGACCTAGTTGCAGATCCGGGCTTTGAAAACGCAGAGCTTACTAGAGTTAATGAATCTTATGGTTTCACAAATGATGAAAGTCTTTTTATCTATGAAATGAATAAGAGTAACTCAAACAACGTTGAAAAAATCGAAAACACAAATATACAAATAAAAGAAAATAAAAACATGGCAGAATTTGTAAAGGCTGAAGACTTCAACAAGTACTCTGAGTATTTAGCGAACGAAATCAAGTCACTCAAGGAATCTATTAACTCAAAAGAAAGTAACGAAGGAGTTGATTTAAAAACAGTTACAGCGCATAATGACCATATTGCAGAAAATGTTAACTCATTAGCTGAATATGTAAATTATGTTGCAACTAAATTAGACGAAAGCATCTCTTATACAGAGCATGTTGCTGAGAAAGCAGACCAAGGTATTGCTTATAGTGAGCATGTTGCTGAGAAATTAGATCAAGGTATTGCTTATAGTGAGCATGTTGCTGAGAAATTAGATGCTAGTATCTCTTATACTGAGCACGTTTCTGAAGCAGTATCTAAAGTAAAAGATTTCGCTAACTATTTAGCTGAAGCACACAACGAGGGTATTGATACTAAAGAGAACCTAGTTGCTTACGTAGAATACTTAAAAGAAAACTTACAAGCAGTTTCTGAATATACTGAGTATATTGCTGAATCAATTAACGAAAGTTTAGTTGAAGAAGAAGTTGAAGGTGAAGAAGTAGCTAAAGAATTTGATGAAGCTGACGAAACTGAAGAAATTGAAAAAATTGGAGACAACGCTGAAGAAGGTGATGTTGAAGGTGAAGAAAATGGAATTCCAGCTGAAGAGGTTATCACTAAAGATGAAGAAGAATTAGAAGAAATCGGAGACAATGCACCAGAAGGTGATGTTGAAGAAGAAACTGGTGATTCTACTGAAGCTGAAGATTTAAAAGATGAGACTGTAAAGTCTGATTCTGAAATCGAGCCTGGAACTGAAGAAGCTGAGGCTGGTGAAGGTGAAGAAGAAGCTGAAGGTGAAGACGGAATGTTAGACCCATTAGAAGCTTACAAAAATGAAATCTCTTCTAAATTAGATAAGTTAGTTGAAAATGCAACTATCAAAAACAACGAGAATCCTTCTTTCTTTAAAGTAGTATCTTCTACAACAAGAGAGAAATACAACACGTTAACTGAATCTGCAAAAACTGAAGTAAGAGCTACAGTTGCTAAAAGAGGATTTATGACTGAGTCTGAGATTGTATCTTTAATGAACAACGCAGAATTAATCGTAGAAAGCGCTGGATCAGCACCTTTCTTTATTAGTGCAATGCCTGCAGAATACGCAACAGCATGGGAAAACTTATCTGAATCAAAAAAGAATCAAATTACAGCTCAAGCTAAGTATCATACATTAAATACTGAATATCAAGTTGCAAACTTCTGGCAAACAAGAGACTTAAGAGAAGCACCAGTTGCTATGGAACAAGTTGGAATGGTTGCAGAATCAAAAGCAGCTCAAGCTGAAGCAAAAACAATTGGATATGATGTTTCTGGTTATGCAGATGCATTCAAGAAAAGATTCAATAAATAATTAGATATATAAACATATAACTACATCGACGATTAGGGCGAAAGAAGCAGAAAGCCCATTAAATGTCGAATATAAATAAACAAAAAAAACGATCATTAAAAATGGCAAATTTATTAAACGAAGCTGAGATCAAGAATACATGGGCACCGATTATCTCGGAAGCTACTGGTATTAATGAATCAGAAAAATTAGCATGGATGTCGACTTACTGTCACAACCATAAACTTTACGAAGATGCAAACATCATGTCTGTTGGTAACGTTGGACCAATGAACTTAGCAGGTATGGGTGCTGTATCTTTCCCATCAGCAATCTCTAACGGTTCTGGTGTTAACGGTAACGGACAAGGTGGTAACGGTTCTGGAGACAAATCTCCAACATTATTACCATTAGCAATGCAAGTTGCTGCACAAACTATCGGTTTAGACTTAGTACCAGTTATTCCTATGGCTGGACCAATGGGTCTTTTATCTTACCTAGATTTCGTATACGAAGGTGGTAGATTAGACAGTGGTATCAATGGTACTGCTCCAACTTACATCAAATCTAAATCTGCTGACGGTGAAGGAACTGCAAACGGATATACGTTCACTGCTTTAGACCAAAAATCAAGAATTGATGGACATACTATCTATCGTGTAACAGGTAACGGAGACGGAACTGCTACTATGTTAGCTGCATTCGAAGCTGGAACTGCTGCAGATAACGGTATTGCATTAGTTGCTGCATTAGAAGATCACATCGTTGGTTTCACTGGTGGTGGTGTTGAATCTGGTAAAGAAGCTTACGAACCAATGTCAAGAAACGTAGGTGAATCTACTCCAGACAAAGTAATGGGTCTATCTTTATTCTCTAAATCAGTTGCTGCTGAAACTTTCCAAGTTGCTGCTGCAGTTACTAGAGAGCAAGTACAAGATTTAAAACAATTCGGTGTTGATGCTGTTGCTCAAGTAGAAGCAGTTTTAACTAACGAATTAACTCAATCTATTAACAAGCACATCTTAGGTAAGATGAGAGCTATCGCTGAAAGAGGTATCACTAACTTCGAGTTAGACTATGATTTAGGTGGTAACACTTATGGTGATGTTAACAGAAGAATCCTTACTCACATCCTTGCTGCTGCGAACTTAATCGCAAACAGAGGTCGTAGAGGAGCTGGTAACTTCGCTGTAGTTGATGCAAAAGTTGCTTCAGCTTTACAAGCAGTTGCTGGATTCGTACCAAACCCACTAGCTAACACATTCAACCAAGTTGCAGGTGCTATCTACCCATTAGGTTCTATCGCAGGTATCAATGTTTACACTGATCCTAACATGGCGTTTGAAGGTGTAGCTATCCCAGCAGATGAAGTATTAGAAACTAAAACTGGTCACGAAATATTAGTTGGTAGAAAAGGTGATGGTAACGGTGCTGGATTAGTATTCATGCCTTACTTAATGGCTGAATCAGTTCAAACAATTGCTGAAGGAACTATGGCTCCTAAAGTAGCTGTTAAATCTAGATACGCTCTAGTTGAAGCTGGTTTCCACCCAGAAACTCAATACCAAAGATTCTTTGTTGCTGGTGTAGCTCTATAATCTTTAATTAGATAATAGTAATACTCTAGTAATTAGAATATTTTATATAAGAAAGCCTCCCAATTTTGGGGGGCTTTTTTAGTTTGTAAAAAAGCTGAAAATAAATTAGATATATAATCTAATAATACTTATATTAAACAAAAAAGTAAACAATATGAAACTTAAAAAGAAACTAATGTTGCTAGAGGATTTTGAAACTCAAACAACTCAAACAACTACGGCTCCGGCTAAAAACAAAGCAACTGAAGTTGCAGCTGAAACTAAATCTGGTGAAAATATCAGAACAGAAGTAATTGCAGATGTGGATGCAATCCTAACCAACTTAGAAACTTTATCAGCTCAGATTACTGAAAGCTTTATTAATGAATATAATGAAACTATATTAATTAATGAGAATGCAGGTGAAGCTTTACTGAAAATGTTTAATTCTATGGCTAGTCTAGCTAAATTATCATCAACATATCCAAAAATGGCAGATAATAAAGCTAAACTAGAAAGTGATAAGAAAATTTTTGGTTTAAAATTTGCAGAGAAAAAGCAAGAACTAATTGCTCAGCAAATGGATAAAGCTAAAGAAGCAATGAATGCTAAAATTGACGCTCTTGATGATCCAGCACAAAAGAAACAACAAAGAGAAATGAGAGATACAAAATTAGAGGCTCTCAAAACACAAATTACAGCTAAGATTGATAGAACTAAAGAAGATAAAGATAAGAAATTTGATAGAGATATCGCTGATGCTACTTCTGCTATTGGTAAATTAACAGGTGATAATAAAATGGACTCTACTATTTTATCAGCTAAATGGGATGGTATGAAACTACAAATGGATAGAAAAATAGAAGATAAGTATATTGCCATTGATAGAAAATCATGGGATGACTTTATTGAAGATCCTGAAAGAATTGCAAAATTAGAAAAAGCAGCAAAAGAACGTTCTAAAAAAGAGGCAGCTGAAAAGGATGAACAATTAAAAAAATCAATAGAAAGAGCAAGAATAGCGCAAGAAAAATTAGATGCTGATATTCAAAATGCAACTGGTGCTGAAAAAGAAGCATTAGAAAAACTTAACAATTGGAATAAAGCATATACTGAATTAAATTCAACCTTAAATTTAACTGAAGAATCAACACCTGAAGAAAAGAAAGCTGCACAAGATGCTGCTACAAAATTAGGAGATGCACAGGACAGATTAAGCAAGAAAACTATGAAAGATGCATTTGGTTATGAAGATGACCAAGATGCAGATTCTGCACTAATGGATTTTACCGAAAGAGAAAAAGATTTGCAAGATAAATATATCGAAATTAAAAGTACTATTGGTGGGAACTCTAACGATGGCTATAATGAAAACGTAGAATTAGATGGTTCAGGTAGACGTGCACCGTTAGTTAATGAAGATGCTATAGAAGATGCTAAAGAAGAGGCTATAGAAGATGTTAAAGAAGAGGCTATAGAAGATGTTAAAGAAGAGGCTACTAAGCCTAAATTATACGAAGGCATGTCAATTGCTGAAAGATTTAAAACATTGATGTAATCAAAAAATAATATAAAAGAGCTCTCAGAAATGGGGGCTCTTTATTCTAAAAAAATATGGCAATTCCTAAAATAATACATCAAATTTGGATCGGCGATCAACCTATTCCTGACAAATGTAAAACTTTTATGCAAAGAGTAAAGGCGATGCATCCGGGTTGGGAATATAAACTATGGCGTAATAAAGAAATCTTTGATGAATTATATAAAGATGATATTTATATACAGAACTATAGAAAGGACATAGGAACAGTCTTTAAGCCTGCACATATAGCAGATAGAGCTAGACTCTTGTTATTAAGAGATTTTGGTGGAGTCTATATTGATGCTGATGCAAATCCAATTAAATCATTCAATAATATCCTAAGCCAATTACATAATAAGACTACTTTTTTCGGTGGAGTTAGGTATGAGGGCCAAGATGGTAATAATGGTGCTCTTATAGATTGCACGGTTATGGGTGCAACTCCAGGTTCTAGAATTATTAATGAATGTTTATCAATATACAAGGATGTTGATTGGGCATGGGGCGGTAGGGCTTTATCTAGTCAAATGTGGAAAAGTATGGGACCTGATGTGTGTCTTTTTAATTACGAACCATTTTATGACATTGAAATTGGACCAAATACAATTGTAATGCATGACCATCCAGATAATAGACTTTGGTCTTGGAAATAAATAATTTAAAGAGAGCGTCCAGCGCTCTTTTTAGCAAGTTTTAGAAACTCCTCTCGTTCTTCGAGTAGGAGTTTCTTACATTTATGGCGAAAGTCAATCGAAGACTTAAGTATTCTACTGTCAACCATTGGGCTATCTAGAATGTCATAATATTCTTCATGTAAGAAGTTCTTAAGATCAAAGTTCATAAACTTAGCCCTAATTGGTTTTTTGCTGATTGCACATTGCCAATCAATCTCATTGGATTTTTGTTCTAACTCTTCTTTAGAGACTGGAGTAAGACTCTCCCAGTCAAAATAAGTTTTAAGTGCACTGCTATTTTTAACAGCAGGTTTCTGCATACGCAGTACACAATGTATAAACTGGTCATTCTCTGACCATTCTTTAATATGGCGATGTTCCACTAGGAATTTACGGTATAGCTTCATCAGCGGCTTCAGAATGATTCCATAGCGGTTTTTTGGATAAGGACCATTAGTACGCTTGATTTCTATATTAAAATATGATTTTGCCATATAGATATTTATCTGAAACAATTGGCTATAGCTCTATATAATTTTTAAAATAATTATATGCAATCGATAAATCAACTTTTTACAGAGAAGTACAGACCTAAGAATTTAGAAGAGCTAATCTTACCAGAACGAGTAATGAATAAGTTCAAGGATGGACTGGTTCAAAATATGTTATTTGCTGGCTCACCAGGGACAGGTAAGACGTCCACTGCTAAAGCCCTAGTGAATCAGTTCGAATTACCTTACCTTTATATTAATGCGTCCACAGATACGTCAGTTGATGTAATTAGAACTAAGATTATAGATTTCTGTTCCACGGTTTCTATTATTGACAAGGCTGGAATGTTTAAAGTTGTAATCCTTGATGAGGTCGATGGTGTATCTGACCAATTCTTTAAAGCACTTCGTGCAACCATGGAGCAGTTTGCTTCTAATAGTAGATTTATTGCAACCTGTAATTATATAAATAAACTACCAGATCCAATTCTTTCAAGATTTGAAGTGATTAACTTTGACTTTGACAAAGATGAAGAGACTGAGTTGACAAAGAAATATATTAAAAGAGTTTATGAAATCTGTGGTAAAGAGGGCATGACAATTGAAAAACCAGCCCTAGTTGAATTTGTTCGTAGAAACTTTCCAGATCTTAGAAGTACTCTTAATAAGCTACAAGGTTATAAAACACAGGGCAATACAAATATTACAGCAGAAGATGTAAAGAAATTCAACTCAGTCTATAAAGATGTATTTGAGTTAGTATTTAATGAAACTGACCCAGCTAAGAACTATCAATTATTGGTAAGTAATTATGCAAATAAAGTTGATGATATTCTACAAACACTAGGTGAAGAATTTATAGAATATATACAACAAGAACGAACAACTCACGTAAAGTTCATACCTCAGATTATTATTACCGTGGCTAAACACCAAGCCCAGAGGGTACATGTAATCGATCCGGTAATAACAATGCTAAGTTGTATTTATGAGATACAAAGTATCATAAATTCTTAAAAAAGTTGCCATTTAATTTTTTTATGTCAATCTTTTTTATTATATTACACTGTAGAAACACAAAGGCATAGCCTTTCTTAATAAGAATAAAATGAAAGTGGGAAAACACACATTATTAATTGACGGTAACTATTTTGTTTTTAGTCGATTATTTGTTTTACCAAAACCAAAAACAGGTAAGCTGTTAGGTGATGATAAACAAAAGAAACAATTTATGCGCAAACTTGCAATTGACTTTGCATCAGAAATGCGCAAACTTAAAGGATTTGTAGATGATGTGGTCTTAACGGTAGATTCTAAATCTTGGCGTAAAGACCTCTATCCAGAAGCTGACTATAAAGGTACTCGTAAGCAGAGTAGCAATGTAGATTGGACTGCTGTCTATGCTGTCTATGAAGCCTTTCAAGAAATCTTAGCCGGAAAAGGTGTTACTGTACATCAAATCCAAGGTGCTGAAGCAGATGATGTTCTTTTTGGTTGGTCTACTATGCTTAACAATCGTGGTAAATCTTGTCTGGTTTGGACTGGCGATAGAGATCTTATCCAGTTAGTTAACTACTCAAAACCTAACGATGCACACACAATCTGGTACTATAACACTAAGAAGTCACTTTATGCTTATGAAGGTTTTGTAAAAGATATGGAAGAGTCTGCTGCTGCAGAAATGTCAGAAGATGATATGCTATTCAACATGGGCGGTCAACATATGATGCGTGATCGCTATCAAAAACAGATCCTAGATTGGACAGTTGCAAATAAAGTAGAAGTTACGGAAGTTGACTGTGAAAAGTTTATCTTTATTAAGATTTTAACTGGAGATAAGTCAGATAATATCCCGTCAGTTGTAACATGGCAAAAAGAGATGAAAGATGGTAAATTAAGAAGCTACTCGATTACAGATAAAATGGCAGAGAAAAT